TTATCCTATAGAGAGAGAACATAAAGACTATATACTAGCAACTACCATCACAGTAGTTTATTGCAGAGAACACCCTTCACATCTCATCTAGGCATTTTGATTGAGCAAACTCACTAGCTATAGCTATATTATTTATTATGGTTCATTCCATTATATTTTGTGGTGTTAAGTGGTATATTGTGGGAAATAGACTACACTTTTATTGACACACGTGCACAATTAATTAAATAATTGCAACACTAAACAGAGATTTACCTACATTAGTACATAATGTAACCATTATCACAGGACTTAGGACTAAGTTGAGATAAAACTCTGTTTGAGTGAGTGTCTCCATGCACTTTGTTGGGCAAAGTACGTACATTGTTGACGGACAACAATCAAAGCTTACTTGTGGGCTATCAACTCCACAATTGGGCTTTTGGATTACCTTGAGTAACACACGAGTAATCTGCTATGGTAGGCCGTGCGGGAGAGGCATTAGCTATTGCTAATCCTCTGACTCCTGCTTGTCATAGGGCTCTGCCCAAAACAAGCCTGTCTCTTCACCAGATTCCTGGTCAAGGACTGGAGAATCAGACAATCTGATTCCCTCTAAGACTTGATTTGGTTTAAACCCGTATGAACGAGGATCAACTGTTTCACCAGTTTCCTCATCCATAATGACAAGAAGACCAAACTTAGCGTTCCCTTGGGTACGCACAGTTGCAGTCTTACCATTGAAAGTCCTTGTGACTTTATCAATGGCAGCAGTCTTGACGATAATAGTATTACTATCATCGGCAACCTTGTGGAATAAAACATCCATTTGGTTTTTTAAGACTTCCCTTGTTTAATTAGGGGGTGGTAACCCACCAATTTTAAGCCGGGGAGCAGAACAATGGGACCCCACGCCAATGCTAAATACACAACAAAACTTTTTTGGGAAAAAAATTTTAAGTATATTATATAGGTAGGGGGACTAAATAGACACCCAATCCTTTAGTAAAAGGTTTGTGCATTTATATATAACCCTTAGTGTAATGTTGAAGAGTGTGTTTAATTATGCCTCTTCTTATGTTTAATTTTATAAATTTTTTAATTATGGCAAATATTTCAATGGCGGCTGCAGAACCTTATTTATATTTTAGAGGGGTAGCTGACGAAGACTTATGTGTACAAGCGTCAAAGCTTACTTCAGTACACGCAACTTCTGGTACTAACATCAGATTAACTTTCACTGGCAATGACTATGCATATTCTCTGTTTGACAGAAAAGACGCAAACAAAGAGACAGCAGGTGAGTGGAAAAATCTTAGACATGTGTATGTTAATCTTACGCATTCTGGTGGTGCAAATTTTGAAAAGTCGTTCATGAAGAAACTCGTACAAGCTATTAATACTCCTGTTGCTATTGGAGACTCTAGGTCTACATACAACGGAGGATTTATAGTTGTATATGATTCTGTTGAGACTGGAGCTAACTTCGCTGGTATATCTGCTGCTGCAGTGACTACTGACGGATAGTAGCTTTTTGAAGATTATGGGGACCTCTGTTGGTTGGGCCCAATCTTGTTTTTACATGCTGACAAGTTCCCACTTCTTCATTTTTTTTATATATTAGCAAATCTTTAAATTACAATTATGAGTGAAAAAGAAAATAATGAAGAGATCTTTGACGAATATAGTGAATCTGAAAAATATGAAATGGAACAGATGATGATAGAAATGGCGTTTGAAAATTCGTATAAAATTATAACAGAACAAACAACATTTGAAAAATTATTAGACGCAAGAGGAAATGTAGAAAAAGCAATATTAATTTATGATCCAGTATTAGGATGGGGTAAAAATGAAATAGAGGATCTAATTTATTATTTTGAAGAAAATGAAGAATATGAAAAATGCGCAAAACTTAAAAGAATATTAGATGTACAATTATAATGCAAAATGTATAAGAGTAGTTGATGGTGATACCATTGATGCAGATATAGATCTTGGCTTTGGTGTTAAGATTAAAAAAAGAGTAAGACTTGCTGGTATTAATGCACCAGAGTCTAGAACTAGAAATAAGGTTGAAAAGAAATTAGGATTAGCTGCAAAAGAAAGATTAATTGAAATGATGGAAGGAGCTGCTAATTGCTTTGAACTAGAATCACAAGAACTTGGTAAGTATGGTAGAGTTCTTGGTAGATTACATATAAATAAGCTTGCAGGTAAAGACACATTAACACAAGTTTGCGTAAATGATTGTCTCGTAAAAGAAGGTCATGCCGTTGAATATGACGGTGGCAAACGTTAAATAAATAAATTATGGCAAAGAAAGCAAATAAAGTAAATTGTGAAGGTTATAAACATCACATGATGTATGACAAAAAAACAGGAAAAGGAGTTATGACAAAATCTTGTCAACAGCATTTAGATTTAATGGCTACTCATACTCATGATAAACCTAAAAAGAAAAAGAAATGATGAATCCAGTTTATAATAATAAAGGTACGCGTGTTCCAGGTATGTACAAAACTGGAGGATCTACTCCTGCATGGCAACGTAAAGAAGGTCAAAGTCCTTCTGGTGGATTAAATGCTAAAGGTAGGGCATCTGCAAAAAAAGAAGGATCTAATTTAAAACCTCCTGTTACAGAAAGTAACCCTAAAGGCAAAAAGAAAAAAAGAAAAGCATCATTCTGTGCTAGAATGCGTGGTATGAGAAAAAGACAAAAACCTAGTAATAACACAGGGAAAGACAGACTAAGCTTATCTCTAAAAAAATGGAACTGTTAATATGAGTGTATTAAAAAAAGTATTAGAAGATAGAAAAAAAGGTGGATCAAAAGATGCATGCTATAGTAAAGTAAAAGCTAGATATGATGTTTGGCCTTCTGCTTATGCTAGTGGTGCTTTAGCTAAATGCCGTAAAGTTGGTGCTGCTAATTGGGGTAATAAAAAGAAAAAATAATGGCTGTACGTAAATCTGCAAAAGGAGCTGCTCTTAGACGTTGGTTTAAAGAAGATTGGAGAACACCATCCGGTGATAAAGACTATAGTGGTGGAGATACTACTTTTAGACCTACAAAAAAAGTAAGTAGTAAAACACCTTCTACATGGAGTGAATTAAGTGATTCAGAAAAAGCTGCTGCTAAAAAAGAAAAGAAAACTAAAGGTAAAGTTAGTAGATATAAAAAACAAATGGGTGGTCAAGTACAAGGATGCGGTTGTCCTTATGGAATGCAAATGGGACCTAATAATGTTTTATAATGACAAAGTGTGATAATCCAGATTGTAGACCAGGTAAAGAGCCAAGAGAAGTGGAAGATGCGGATATAGTAATTGTAAATGAAAAATATAAATTTTGTCCTAATTGTAAAGCACTCTATGATCAAGTTATAGATTGGGTAAAAGATTATGACTATTATAAAAAATAGATAATGAAAATATTTAAAGACAATAATGATTGGAATGAAAAAGCTATAGTTGGTTTTGTAGCTTTTATAATCATGTGTATAATAATGATTGCTGATCTTGCCACTGGTTGGTACGGTTATGATCTTGTAATTAATGAATTCGTATATGATTCATTTGTTTGGGTTGTTCTCGGCTGCTTTGGGATTAGCGGTGTAGAGAAATTTGCCAAAAAATGAAATGGATAGGTAAGCACCCTGTATTTAGTGATCTTTTAATTGGAGGAGTACTTCTTACTCCACCAGATTCCCCATATGAATATGAATTAACTTTACCCAATGATGATGGTACTGCAGGTCAAGTATTATCAACTGATGGTAATGGTGTATTAAGTTGGGTAGCTAATGGTGTAGCCGTACCTAATGTATTAACTGCAGGTACTGGTATTGATTATAATACTGGTACTACATGGGATGGCAGTGTTGCAAAAACAATTAGTGTTGATGTATCTGACTTTATGACTAATGGTATAGATGATAGAGTTATTACTGCAACTGGTACAGATGCAATGAATGCTGAAGCTAATATGACCTTTGATGGTAATAAGTTAACTCTTACAAATACTTCAGGATCATTTGGTTCAGCAAGTAATGGTATAAACATAGTTAATAGTGATTTAAATACATCATCTGCTATTTGGGCAAATTTTGATAAAGATAATGCTGGAACTAATAGTGCAGATTATGGTTTTAAATTAAACTATGATAAGACTATAGCAACTACAGGTAGTAATGCACAATCTGGTACAGGAGTAGCTTTAAACCTTACTGATAATCAAACAAACGTTGGAACTAGTACATTTACTGGAGTAAGTAATTATCTTTCACATACTACTGCGGCTAACACTAATCAGGCTGGTATGGTTAATAATCTTAATGGTGCTACAACTACATATGGTATAAAAACTACAGCAACTGCAGCTGGAGTTCCAGCCACTACTTATGGTATTTGGCATTTACTAGCAGATGGTGCTTATGATTTAATGTTTAAGAGTAGTGATGTAACTACTGATGATTATTTTGCACTACAAACTAAAGCTAGTGGTGAAACGGATATAACAACAGTTGATGGTGGTGCAGCAGCAGCCCATTTAAATCTTATTATAGATGGACAATTTTCTGTAGCTTCAACTGGTATTGATATAAGTGGAGCTGGAGTTATATCAAATGCAGAATGGCAAGGAACTGATGTTGGAATAGCTTATGGAGGAACAGGAGCAAGTACAGCACAAGCTGCTATTGATGCCTTAACTGCAGTTAGTGGTGCTAGTGCTGGTCAAAGATTAACTAAGGATGGAAGTGGTAATGCTACATGGGCAAATGCTACTACAGCTACTACACTAAATGGAACAACAGCTGGTGGTGTAGCAACATATGCAAGTGCAAATACACTTGATATTGAACCTAACTTTACTTGGGATGGGAGTGACTTGCATGTTTCTTCTTCTGTTACCCAAAAACCTCAACTTATTATAGAAAATACTAACACTGACAATAAACCACCTAGTATAAAACTTTTAAAAGATAAAGGTGCTGCTGGAGCAGATGGAGATTATACAGGTACTATAAAGTGGAATGGAGATAACTCAGCTCAAACAGAAACTCAGTTTGGTCAAATAAGGAATAGAATAGTTACAGCGTTGGCTACAGATGAGGCATCTAAGATGGAAATAGACGTAGCCGCTAGTAATGGAACTACTTCACAGCTGAGAAACATGATAGAAGGTGTAGGACACGGAACAAATGATACTGTTAATGTCAGTCTTGGTTACGGAGCAGCTTCTGCTACAACAATAGCTGGAACACTTACTATGGGAAGTACAGCCGCAATGACTAATGCTGGTTTACTATCTGTAGGAAATCAATCTAATATTACAGGATTAGGTACTATATCATCTGGAGTATGGGAAGGAACTGATGTAGGTGTAGCACATGGTGGTACTGGTCAAAGCACAGCACAAGCAGCAATAGATGCTTTATCACAAGTAAGTGGAGCAAGTGCTGGTGAAGCTTTAATAAAAGACGGTAGTGGAAACGCAACATGGGCTGCACAAACAGATACTACATATTCAGCTGGAGATGGTTTAGATCTTTCTGGTACTACATTTAGTACAGATCTTAAATCTAATGGAGGTTTAGTTATAGAATCTACAGAATTAGCAGTGGATCTAGGGGCTACTAGTATTACAGGTACCTTAGCAGTAGGAGATGGTGGAACTGGATTAACAACTGCAGGTACTAATTATATGCTTACAGGAAACGGAACAAGTGCATTATCAGCAGAGTCACTTGCTCAATTTAATGGTGCTACTGGAAGAATGAATGTAGGGTTAGCACTTTCACAATTTGAAGCTGGTGGTTGGTATTCTTCAGGATCTCCAAGTGCTGAATCTCCTGGAAGTGGTAGTACTATAGTATTAAAAACTTATAATTTAGGTGGAACAGCTTTACCTAGTTTATTTAAAATTGCAGGTTCAGGACAAGGTGGTAGTGAACCTCAATTTAGGTTTGAAGGAGGTGAAGCAAATGGAACAGATAACTCAGGTGGAGATATACATATAATAGGAGGGGCAGGTACAGGAAATGAAAGGAGTGGAAAATTTGAATTTCATGGACATCCAGGAGGAGGTGGTACTGGATCTAGCAATAATACTACATCTGTAAAATTTACTATAGAAGCAGATGGAGATGTTTCAATGAGTGGAGACTTAACAGTAAGTGGTGGAGATATTACTTTAAGTGGAACAGGTAGAATACAAGGTGTAGATACAGTTTCTGCTAGTACAGATGCTGCTAGTAAAGGATATGTTGATGGACTTATTCCAACAGTACCAGATGAGGTGGTAAGTTCAGGTACTCATATACTTAAACAAACTAAAGTTACTATAAACCAAGCAGGGTGTAATGCTTTAAATTCATCTCCACAAACATTAGTGGCTGCACAAGGAGCAAATAAAATAATAATACCTGTAGAAGTTACTTGTTTAGTTGATAGAAATTCTGCTGATACTTCATTAGGAGATCTAATAGTTGGGTGGAATAGTACAACAACATATACATATGCTTTAAAATATTCAAGAAGATGGATGTATGGTATAACAACAGATATGACTTTTGTTCTTGGTACTTATGCAGGTAAGGGTGCAGCAAGTTTAACAGGAGGTGAAAATGTACCTTTAACCATAGCAACATCAACAGGAATGACAAGTAATAGTTTAACTAGTATGACAGTATATACTAGTTATTATGTAATAGATAATTCTTAAAATTAACAATATGGCATTAGGAGGAAAAACAAGTAAGAAATTTTATGTAACATCAGGAGGTGGTGCTGATGAAATAAATAGTACTAGAAAAACTGCACTAGATGCCTTTAATACAGCAGATGCAGCGGCAGGATATAAACAATTAATAGATGATAATACATTAGGTCCACTTATAGTAAACTTGCAAGAAATGCAAGATGATATAGATGAATTAAGAAGATATGTAGATACTGCTAGTGAATTAAGAGGAAAGATTAGTCCATTACCTTTAGCAAATGGAGGAACAGGCACCGCTACACAAACAGATCAAGGTATACCAACTGTAAATGCTGGTGCTGGTACAATAGGAACATCAGCTGATCTTGTATTTCATCATGGTGGTATATATGTTCATGATACCCTTGATAATGCTAACTATGGTAGAGTTGGTGTTGGTGCTAATGGATCTATGGATATTACATCATATGATGATGTGGGTACTTCAGCTCATATAACTATAACATCAGATGGTCAAACTACAATAGATGCTGCTTCAAGTATTACTTTAGATAGTGGTGGTGACATTGCACTTAAAGCTTCTGGATCTTCTAAAGGTGCGTTTAAATTAGATCAAGTTGGGTCGGGCTGTGAAATGGTAGGAATACAACAAGTAGTTATAGATCTTAATCAAGCTCAACTAAATCTTATATCTACAGCTAATAGTAATAAAGGTTATGTAATAATACCAGCATTAGGTAGTGGTCTCATGCCTGTTGTACTGAGTATGCACACTCATACCATAATGGCAAGTGGAACTCAAAATACTGTAGCTCAGGATTTCTATTTAGAATATGATGATGGTGTTACAAAGGATCTTAATCAATGTATATATTATCAAAGAAGATTTATGAATAATATGGGAACAGGTGGGTTTCAAAGACTAGAAGAGTGGAGACCATATAGATTTTTGCAAAGTACACAAGCTTATCCAGCATGGGTTAATAAAGCTGTATATTTATCAGCAAATGCAAACCCAACAGCTGGTAGTTATACAAGCATAAGGGTAATGGTAACGTTTCACGTAGTTAAATTTTAAATTTTAAATTATGGCATTAACAGGAAAAAAATACGAAAAATTTTATAAAACAACAGGAGGTGGTAATGATGAGGTTCCTGTGTCTAAGTTGACTAAAGCTGAAGAAATATGGGATTATGAAAGAGGAAAAGGTATGGAATATCATATAGGTCTTCCTGAGTTTGCTCCAATAATATTTCAACTTCAACAAATGCAAGATGAATTAGATTATCTTAGAACAGAGATATCAACTAATAAAGACAAAGCAGGTATATCAACTAATCAAGCAAATGCTATTACAGCTAATACTGCTAAGACAGGAATAACAACTCAGCAGGCTACTTCTATAACAGACAGCGTAAACGAGGTTAAAAGGCTTGATGGCCTTATTACCACTAACACTACTAATGTAACAGCTAACGCTAGAAATATAGGAATAAACAATTTGGCTGCAATAAACGTAGGTGCTTATCCCGCTTTACCACCTTTTTCATTACCAGGTACTACTCAGACTCACACGTCTGAGATAGTTTATGACCAAATACAAAAAAAATATTTTCTAAATATTTATTACGTAGAAACCTCTCCGGCTATTGGTGGTAAAAAGGGTCAAAGAATAGTAAAAACAGGACAAGTAGAATTAAAATAATAAGATATGATATACAATATAAAACAGAATCATACCGGTAATACAAATAATACGTTATTAGGAGAACAAAAATCTAATAATGGTAAAACATATAGAATACATTCTTGTAAAATATCTAACACTGATACAACTAACGTATATGTAAGTATTAAACTCCATGATGGTACAAATACAATAGATCTTTTTAAAACCTTCTATATAAGAAAAGGTTATACATTAGAATTGTTTGATGAAGCTTTTGATTATCCTGATAAATATGATCTTGTTCTTGCTTTAGATAATTCAGCGTATCAAGTTAGTTGGATTACAAAAAGTGAAATATTAGATATAGAATCTAAAGATTTTACTTCTTGGTAAGGAATTAAAAAATATTTTTTCTTTAAACTTCTTTTATTTAAACTTTTTTTATATATTTGCCTAGTTATTAATTTAAAAATTTTAATCATGGCGGATATAAAAGAAAATCCAAAAGAAGCAGTTGAACTTTCACAAGAAGAATTAACTGCAAAAAGAGATGAGATCACAAAATATTATAAAGATCACATTCCTCATTTAGAAGCACAGTTAGAGTATGAAGGCTTATTAAGAGATATTGAAAAGTGTCGTGCAGAAAGAATGCAAGCACAACAGTTTATGACAAAGATGTCTAATGTTCCACCTACTCCACCTGTTCCTGAAGTTAAAAAACCAGTTGTTAATCCAGCTAATAGACAAGCTTTAGAAGATTTTGAAAAAGCAAAAGATGCAACAAAAAGCAATGAAGAAGGGAAAAAAAGAACTCTTAAAAAAGCTAGTAAAGATGCATAAACCAATAACAGTTAGTAGAGAACAAATAGAACAAACCATAAAGCAGATGACTAGTCATGTGTGGTTTGAGAAAGGTGACTATAATCTTAATATTGTAGGTATTAGAAATTCTAGTACAGATAGTAAAGTTACAAATGCTTTTGATGATAAAATAACTTTATCATATAAGACAGGTACTAATAAAAAAGGTGAAGGTGGTCAATGGCATTTTCATTGTTTTGATTGTACTACAGATCCTGGAACTCATTGGGTTGAAAACATAATGAGAGAGGATGGTGTTGCAATATTAAAACCTGGTCAATATAGAGGTAGTCATATTATTAGAAAACATCAAGGTAGATATGAAGCTTTAGGACAAGATAGACCTGTATCAGTATATAGAGATGATAACCGTGATCCATGGTATAATCTTCTTGAGGAATCTGTACAAACAGGTAATTTTGGAATAAATATTCATAGAGCTACTAAGTATGCTAATAAGAAATCTACACAAGTAGATAAATGGTCTGCTGGTTGTCAAGTTATTGCTGCTAATAATGATTGGAAAGAATTCATGAGTATTTGCAGAAAAGCTAGAGATAAGTGGGGTAATAGATTTACTTATACATTATTACAAAGTAATAAGATATTAACATCATGGCTCTAGTTAATAAAGTAGATAAAAAAGTAAAAATGAGTAGGGATGAAGTTATTAAATTTCAAATCCTTACTCATTGCTTTTTGAATGATATACAAATTAGTAATTCTGATCTTAATTGTTTAGCCGAACTTGCAAAAGAAGGGAGAAAAGAATTAACTTCTTTTTGTGATTTAATATCAAAAAAAAATATATTTAAAAGTTCTCAATCTGCTAGAAATGCTATAACAAAAGCTGAAAAGAAAAAGTTAGTTATTAAAGATGGATCTAATAAAAAAATTATTTATATAAATCAAGATCTAAATGTACAAACTGAAGGTTTAATACTTTTAGATTATAAAATTTTAGGAATTGAAACCGAAGAATCATAAAGAATTTTTTAATGAGGTGGCAAAAGAAATTGGAGTACATAAAGATGTTGTTGATGATTTTATAACTTTTTATTATGCAAAAGTAAGAAAAAATTTATCTAACTTAACTGATACTCATATCAATGTAGCTGGATTAGGAACTTTTAGTTTAAGAAAAAAGAAATTAGAAAAAGCAATAAAAAGAAATAAAGATATATTAGGTAATCTTGAGAAAATGACTTATAAAGGTTATGAAAAATATATACCAGTTAAAGAAAAAATAAAACAAATGGAAAGTGCTTTAATTGAATTAAATAATAAAATACAAACTAAAAAAAAGTTTAAACATGAGAATAAATAAAATTTTAGGTGCTCTTGGTAACGTAAAGCAAATTGCTGAAGGTGTTAAAAATAAAATTTTTAAAAATGAAGATGTTGAAGAAATAGCAGATAAAAGATGGATAGATTGTTCTATGTGTGAAGCATTAGATACTAAAGGTACTCGTTGTGCTGTTCCTGCAACACAACCTTGTTGTTCAGACTGTGGGTGTAGTTTAGGACTTAAACTTAGAGCTTTATCATCAAGTTGTCCAAGAGGTAAATGGAGTGCTGTTGTAAATAAAGAAATGGAAGGTGTAATTAAAAAACAAATAAAAGAAAAAGAAGATGCCAGTAATATTTAAATCAGATGGTCATATATATGAATCACTTAATGAAGATCTTGAAAAAGATCAAATTAAATGGACAAGTGTTACATCATTTGTAGGGATGTTTAAACCTAAATTTGATGCAGAAGCACAATCTAAAAAATCATCTAAAAATAAAAGATCTAAATGGTATAAAATTTCACCAAAAAAAATATTAGAAATTTGGGATAATGAATCTAAAAGAGCTATTGGATTAGGTAATTGGTATCATGATGAAAGAGAAAAAAGATTATTAGAATTTTCTACAATAGCAAGAGAAGGTATAGAGATTCCAATTATAAAACCTATAACTGATAGTAATGGCATTAAAGTTGCACCTGAACAAAAACTAAAAGAAGGTATATATCCAGAACATTTTGTCTATTTAAAATCTGCCGGTTTGTGTGGACAAGCAGATCTTGTAAGTATAGTTAATGGAAAAATAAACATACTTGATTACAAAACTAATAAAGAAATTAAAATAAAAGGTTTTACTAATTGGGAAGGTATAACTTCTAAAATGTATAAACCAGTTAGTCATCTTGATGACTGTAATCTTAAACATTATAATTTACAATTAAGTTTATATGCTTATATTATTAATAAACATAATCCTAAACTTAGAGTAGGAGAGATTCAAATACAACATGTAAGTTTTGAAGAAGAAGGTAAGGATGATTATGGTTATCCAATAACAAAGTATAATGATCAAAATGAACCAATTATAAAAGAAATAAAAATGTATGAATTACCATATTTAAAAGATGAAGTTCAAAGTCTTATTATGTGGTTAAAAGATAATCCTGTATGTTAGTAAAATTATTTGATATACAAAACGGTAAAGTTGTTCCTAGTGAACACTGTTATACATTAAAGTCTTTAAAGACTATTATGGATAAATATCCAGATACATATTTATCTGTATATCAATATGTATTTTACATGACATGTCCAGATCCAGATTTAAATCCGTTCTTTAATATGCCTGAACATGAAAAAGAAGATCTTATTATAGAAGAAATTGAATTTGAAGAATCATCTGAAGATGGAGCTATAAGACATGCTATTGATACATGTAAAGAATTATATGAAACTCCAACCTTTAGAGCTTATAAAGGTATTAAGGCTATGTTAGATAGATTAGCTAGGTATATGGAAACAACTTCTATAGATCACGGTAGGGATGGAAATCTAACTGCTTTAGTTAATACTGCTGCTAAGTTTGATCAAATTAGACAATCTTTTAAAGGAGCGTATACAGATATGAAAAATGAACAACAAAGCTCTGTCCGTGGTGGGCAGGGATTAGCTTATGATCAATTATAAAATTTAAAACTATGATAAAAGAAAATGTTAAAAACTATAAAGTAATACCTATTGGTAAAAGAATTTTAGTAAAACCTGTTAAAAAGGTTGAAACTACACAATCAGGAATAATTTTACCTGATTCACAAGTTCAACAAAAACCTCAAGGTAGAATTGTTTCAAGAGGACCCGAAGTATGTAAAGATCTTAATGAAGGTGATTTTATACAGTGGTCAATGGCAAACAGTGATGATAGTGAATTTATGCATGAAGGAGAGATTCATCTTTTAATGCATGAAGGAGCTGTTCTTTGTAAACTAGAGAATGTATAAAAAAATTCCTACATATAAAGAAGGAAAATGGGATTACGTAGAATTTAAAGAGAAAGAAGATTTTACTAATTTTATTTTAGAAATTTTTAAAGAACCTGGGCAGTATCAATTTGATGAAACTGCCCTTGTTTTTAACGAGCAAGCTAAAGTATTTAATGATCAACAATTCTATTGTAATAAACCTTTCAGGTCTAAAGATTACATTAAATACTGGAATGATGAAAAAGAAAAATGCAGGGAAGGTGTAATATTCTATGGAAAGAATAATACATTTTATCTAACAAGAGATTATTATATGTGGTTAAATTTCTTACCAATCTTTGATAAGGAAGAGAAACATTATGGATTTGCTAAAGTTAGAGATGCACAGTATCACATGGCTCTTTATGAGTTATTAGCAGAACTACATTATAGACATTCAGCAATACTTAAGAAACGTCAGATAGCTTCTTCTTATTTTCATATGGCTAAAGTGTTAAATCAATTTTGGTTTGAAGAAGGATCTATATGTAAAATAGGTGCATCACTTAAAGATTATATAAATGATAAAGGTTCTTGGAAATTTTTAGAAGAATACAAAACTTTTCTTAATGAACATACCGCTTGGTATAGACCAACTAATCCAGCTAAAGTTTTATTATGGGAACAAAAGATTGAAGTTAGAGTTAATAATAGAAAAACAAATAAAGGTTTAATGTCAAAAATTCAAGGTGCATCTTTTGAAAAAAATCCAACTACTGGTGTTGGTGGACCTTGTACTTATTTCTTTCATGAAGAGGCTGGTATTGCTCCTAAGATGGATCAAACATTTGAGTATATTAGACCTGCAATGACATCTGGTATGATGACTACAGGTATGTTTATTGCTGCAGGTTCAGTGGGTGACCTTGATCAATGTGAACCTTTAAAACAGATGATATTAAATCCAGATGGAAATGATATATATTCAGTATCAACAAACTTAATGGATGACAAAGGAACTATAGGAAACTGTGGTTTATTTATACCAGAACAATGGTCTATGCCTCCATATATTGATAACTATGGAAATTCACTTATTGAACAAGCTCTTAATTCTATAAAAGAAGAAAGAGCGCAATGGAAAAAAGATTTAAATCCTGAACAATATCAATTAAGAATATCACAAAAACCTATAGATATTGCAGAAGCTTTTGCATATAGAAAAGAAGCAGTATTTCCACAGGGTATAATAAGCAAACAAATAAGAAAAATAGAAGAGAAAGAATATGCATATGAGTTTGTAAAATTAGAAAAAGAAAAAAATACTATAACAGCATCAAAGACAACTAAGCTTCCTATATTTAATTTTCCTGTTAATAAGAAATTAGAAGATAAATCTGGTGCAATAATTGTATGGGAAAAACCTGTCAAAAATCCATCTTTTGGAATGTACTATGCATCTATTGACCCTGTATCAGAAGGTAAAACAACCACATCAGATTCATTATGTAGTATATTTGTTTATAAGAATCCTATTGAAGTTACAAGAGAAACATCTCAAGGTATAGAAACTTTTTTAGAAAGAGATAAAATTGTTGCATCATGGTGTGGTAGATATGATAATATAAATAAAACACACGAACAATTAGAGCTTATAATAGAATGGTACAATGCCTGGACATTAGTTGAAAATAATATATCCTTATTTATTCAATACATGATATCTAAGAAAAAACAAAAGTATTTAGTACCAAAACATCAGATTGTATTTTTAAAAGATCTAGGATCTAATCAAAATGTTTTTCAAGAGTATGGTTGGAAAAATACTGGTGTATTATTTAAAAATCATCTTATATCATATGCAATAGAATATGTAAGAGAAGAGATAGATCAAGAAACAGATGTTGATGGAAATGTATTAAGTTCATCATTAGGAGTTGAAAGAATTCCTGATAAAATGTTATTGACTGAAATGTTACAATACTTCCCAGGATTAAACGTGGATAGACTTGTAGCATTTTCTGCATTAATAGCTTTTGCAAAGCTACAACAAGCTAATAGGGGTTATTTAAAGCATAAACAACAGGATATGTCTAAGGATAGCTTGGAAAAATCACAAAAAATGTATAAATTAAATATGAGACCTTTTAATAATTTAGGTAGAAGAAAAAAATCTATAACTAATAAAATTAGAAGATCTCCCTTTAAAAACATAAAATAATGAAAGGATATTGGACAACTTCAGGTACAGGGTTAAACACATCTTGGGAAACATCATCTTCATATGAAGATAGTATTACTGTAATCTACACTATAAAAAAATAATAATATGAGGGTACTTAATGCCTTACAACTGAAAAAGGGTGCAAAAGCTGATAATAGTTATCCTACTAATTCTAGCTTAACTCAACCTACACAATTTTTACCAGCTAAGAAAAAAGATGATGATTGGGCTGCATGGAATTTAGATTGGTTAGAATTACAGGGGATGGAATATCTAAGACATAATGCTAGAAAAATTCTTAAAAATTATAAACTTGCAAAAGGTATTATTGATAAAACTGATTATATAGTTGAAGAAGATAATGACTATAAAGATCTTATGGATGTTTTAACTAAAGAAGACAACTCTGCTTTAGAACTTAAATTTTATCCTATTATTCCTAATGTTGTAAACGTGCTTACAGGAGAATTTTCTAAAAGATTTTCAAAGGTACAATTTAGAGCCGTAGACGATCTTTCCTATAATGAAATGTTAGAGCATAAAAGAAAGATGATTGAAGAAAATCTTTTACAAGACGCAAAAGGTAAAATGGTTTTAAAGATGATTAGTATGGGAATGGATCCTCAGTCAAAAGAAGCTAAGGAACAACTTAACCCAGAAAAATTAAAAACACTTCCTGAAATAGAAGAATTTTTTCAAAAAGATTATAGAAGTTTGGTAGAAGAATGGGCATCACATCAATTAAAAGTTGATGAAGAAAGATTTAAAATGCATGAACTTGAAGAAAGAGCTTTTAAAGATATGCTTATTTGTGATAGAGAATTTTGGCATTTTAAAATGATGGAAGATGATTATGATGTAGAACTATGGAATCCAGCTTTAACCTTTTATCAAAAATCTCCAGATACAAGATATATCTCTGATTCTAATTATGTAGGTAAACTTGATATGATGACTGTTTCAGATGTTATAGATGCATATGGGTATCTTATGACTGAGGAACAATTAAAATCTTTACAAAATATATACCCTGCTAAAAATGCAAAATATACTATATCTGGTTATCAAAATGATGGAACATTTTATGATCCTACTAAATCACATAAGTGGAATACAAATATGCCTTCGTTAGGTTACAGACAATTTGTTAGTAATTGGCAAAATTCTCCAGATGGTGGTAATGATATTGTTAAATGGATATTAAATGAAGGAGAAGATTTACACGTATGGGGAGAACGCAATATGATGAGAGTTGCAACTATCTATTGGAAAACCCAAAGAAAAATAGGACACTTAACAAGAGTAATGGAAGATGGAGATGTTGTTCAAAAGGTTGTTGATGAAAATTTTAAAATAACAGAAAAACCTATATATAACACAAATCTATTTAAAGAAAAAACAAAAGATAATCTTGCTTTTGGAGAACATGTAGATTGGATATGGATTAATGAAGTATGGGGTGGTGTTAAGATTGGTCCAAATTTACCGGCAACATGGAAGCAAACTTCAACAGAATTAAATCCAATATATTTAGGAATTAATAAAACAAAACCTGGTAGAGTACAATTTCAATTTAAAGGTGATAGTAATCTTTATGGTTGCAAACTTCCTGTTGAGGGTAGAGTATTTTCAGATAGAAATACTAAGTCTACATCACTAGTAGATTTAATGAAAGCGTATCAAGTTGGTTATAATATGGTAAATAACCAAATAGCTGATATACTTGTAGATGAACTTGGAACTGTTATTATGTTTGATCAAAATGCTTTACCACGTCATTCAATGGGAGAAGATTGGGGTAAAAATAATTATGCAAAAGCATATGTTGCAATGAAGGATTTTGGTATGCTACCATTAGATACATCTATAACTAATACAGAAAATGCTACTAATTTTAATCATTATCAAACATTAAATCTTGAACAAACAAATAGATTAATGTCTAGAATAAATTTAGCTAATCATTTTAAACAACAAGCATTTGATGCAATTGGTATTACTCCACAAAGATTAGGGCAAGAAATATCTAGACAAACAGCTACAGGAGTACAACAAGCTGTTCAACAATCTTTTGCTCAAACAGAAATGTATTACATACAACATTCAGATAATCTTATGCCTAGGGTTCATAAAATGAGAACAGATCTTTCTCAATATTATCATAGCACTACTCCTAGTATTAGATTGAACTATATATCTAGTGAAGCTGAAAAAGTTAATTTTCAAATGGATGGTACGGATTTATTAATGAGAGACTTTAATATTTTTTGCACAACTAAAACAAATCATAGAGCAATATTAGAACAGCTTAAACAAATGGCATTACAAAATAATACAACAGGTGCAAGTATATATGATTTAGGTAGTGTAATAAAAGCTGAGTCAATTGCTGAAGTAACTAGCATTCTTAAAGCTTCTGAGCAAAAACAACAAGCTCAAGAAAAAGCTAAATTAGATCAACAGCAACAAATGCAACAGCAACAACTTGCTGCTCAAGCTCAGGAAAAAGCTGCAGAACGTGAATTCCAATCTTCAGAAAATGAAAAAGAAAGACAAAAAGATCTCATGGTTGCTGAGATAAAATCAGCAGGATATGGAGCACAGTCAGATATTGATCAAAATCAACAAAGTGATTTTCAAGATGCAATGGGTGATATGCGTAAAAGAGATGAATATAGAGAGCAAATGAATTTTAAACGTGAAGAAGCTGCTATAAAGAATTCAGTAGATCAAGCAAAGTTAGGAATTGATAGAGAAAAATTAGCAACTCAAAGAGAGATTGCAGACAAAAATTTACAAATTGCACGTGAAAATAAAAATAAGTATGATGTACAAAGTTCTGCAAAGAAATCTGATAAGAAGAAGAAATAATAATGATAGCTATATACTACTATAAATTTTAATTTTGAAAAAAATTTTTAAGGTTTAGTAATAAATCTTTTGTATATTATATATATAACCACTAAAAACCAAAAATGTTATGACCGAAAAAGAAACCAAATCAGTTGAAACAAAGGTTGAGCAAGTAAATGTTGACCTTAATGATATTTTTAACGCAGCTCCAGGTGGAGATTCAATAACTCTACCAGAAGAAACTGCTAAAAAACCTAGCTTATTTGCTAGAAAAAAAGAAGTTGATACATCTTTTTTGTATGAAGATAAAAAAGAAGAAACTGTTGTTGAAGATAAAAAAGAAGAAGTAGTAGAAGAAGGGGAAGAAAAAGAAAATGTTAAGGCGGAGATTAAAGAAGAACCTAAAAAAACTACTGAAAAGAAAAAAGAAAAAGTTGATGTTGAAGAAGTATTAGGTCTTACAGATCTAGATACTGTAGAAGAAGAACCAACTGTAAAGAGAGGAAGAAAAAAAATAGAAGGAATATCTGATGTTTTTTCAAAACTTATAAAAGATGAAAAAATAATTCCTTTTGATGATGAAAAAGAGCTTGATGAATATACTGCTAAAGATTGGGAAGAATTAATTCAAGCTAATTTAGATGAACAAGCAAATACGGTTAGGCGTGAAACTCCTAAAAAGTTCTTTAAAAGTTTACCTGAAGAACTACAAATAGCAGCAAGATATGTTGCAGATGGTGGAAAAGATCTTAAAGGATTATTTGGTGCACTATCAAGAGTAGAGGAAACTAGAGAACTGGACATAAAAAATGAAAATGACCAAGAGCAAATAATTAGAGAATATTTAGGAGCAACTGGTTATGGTAATGCAGAAGAGATTTCAGAAGAAATAGAAATTTGGAAAGATCTTGGTAAGCTTGAAACACAAGCTTCTAAGTTTAAACCCAAATTAGATAAGATGCAAGAAAAGGTTGTTGCTAAAAGATTGGAAGAACAGGAGATGAAAAAAAAGCAACAACAACAAGCTTCAGAAACATACATGAAAAATGTATATGAAACGTTAAAGGGAGGTGAGATAAATAATGTAAAGATAGATAGAAAGACGCAAAGCTTGTTATATGAAGGACTTATTAATCCATCATATCCTTCTGTAACAGGAAAAAATACAAACTTACTAGGACATCTTCTAGAAAAGTATCAGTTTGTTGAACCAAACTATCCGTTAATAACTGAAGCACTTTGGTTATTAGCAGATCCAAAAGGATACAAAGAGAAGATAATGCAGAAAGGAGAAACTAAAGCGGTTGAAAAAACAGTTAGAAAATTAAAAACAGCTCAATCACAAAAATCTGTTTCTGCTTCAACAACTAGTAAAGAAAAACAAGGTAAGGTAAGCAGAAAATTACCTAGAAATAAAAATATATTTAAAAGGTTTTAATATATTAATTAATGTTTAACAAATAAAAAAGAATTAAATTATGGCAACTCCGGTTTCAAATAATGGGATTTTTCTAAGAGATACTCAGTATAAAGCTAGTTCACATGTTGATTCTTATCACTTAACAAATATGTTAGGAGATGCAGAGCCTATGGATATGGGCCCTATTGATATTTGGGCAATGACACAAAAAGTGGAAATGCCTTTGTATCAGTTAGCATCTTTTGGTGGTCAGAATACAATTATGGTGGATAATGCTAGAGGTGAGTACAAATGGCAAACTCCCGTTGCACAAGACCTACCATTTACGGTAGGTAACGTGGATGATACTACTGCTGTCGCTACAGGTAAACTGGGCGTAGACGGTACTTCATTCCAAATTAAATTAAATAAAAGAGCTTTTGGTCACGGTGATATTATTACTTATGACAAGTATAACGGTCTTGAACTTTACATTACTTCTGATGATATCATGGAAGCAGGTGATGGATATATTTATACTGTTCAATTAGTTAATAATTCAAACGCAACAGCTTTTGATGTCAAATATGTTGCGGCAGGAACTAAATACTTTAGAAAAGGTTCTGCTCGTGGTGAGTACGGTGAAAGATTTTCAGATCTTACAACTGCAACAGGTTTCAGAGAATTCTACAACTTTGTAGGAGGAGCTGAAGCACACGTTCACTATTCTGTATCTTCTAGAGCTGATCTTATGATCAAAGGAGGTATGAATGCTGATGGTACTGTTCCAGTTACAGAGATTTGGAGATCATTTGATAATAATATGGATCCATCTGTATCTTCATTGGAAACAATGGTAGAGACTATGGGTGCTGATTATGTAAGACGTGCATTTGATAATGGTGATCTTTCTAGAACTTTCCTTACTAATATGGAAGCTGCTCATCTTTCTAAGATAGCAACTGATATTGAGACTTACTTAATGTGGGGTAAAGGTGGTAGAGTTAAGCAAGACGGACCAGATGATATTAGATTATCTGTAGGTCTTTGGAAGCAATTAGATAACTCATTTAAAAGAGTTTATAATAAGTCTTCTTTCAACTTGGATATGTTCAAGGCTGAACTTTACAACTTCTATCAAGGTAAAGTTGAATTAGATGGTCCAGATCCACAAAGATCATTAATTGTACAAACAGGTATTGGTGGTATGCAATTGATTAATAAAGCTATTAAAGATGATGTTAGCATGATCAATAATGGTGGAAATAATCCTTGGGTAATCAACGCTGATAATGTAGGTGCAGTTACAGGTCAAGGTATGGATATGGGTTATGGATGGTCATTTACATCATTTGTAATTCCATTCTTAGCAAATGTAAAATTCGTATTGAATCCAGCATTTGATAACTTACATACTAATGATATTGAGAATCCACTTATTGATGGAAGACCTTTAAGTTCTTATTCATTTATAATTTTTGATATTACTGATCAAGGAAATGATAACATTCACATGTTAAAGCTTTCTTGGGATAATCAATTGAAATGGTTCTACCAAAATGGAACTATGGATTATATGGGAAGAACTCAAGGTTTTGCTTCTTCTGGTAACTTCAATGGGTATAGGGTCTATATGACTCAAACAATGCCTGCTATTTGGGTTAAAGATCCAAGTAAAGTATTGAAGATTGTTATGAAGAATCCAACAACTGGCGGATCATTCTAATATGTTTTTAATTTAGAAGAGGGGTCTTAGGATCCCTCTTTTAAATTTACTTAATTTTAAACTTAAAAAACCTTTTAATAATGGCAAATAAAAAAACAACTAAAGAAGAAGTAATAGAATCTACTATTGCTATAGAACCTGCTATTGAACAAGAAGTTTCAATGGAAGATTTTACAATGATTGAAAAATATCAACAAACAAAAAATCAAAATATATCAATACGTCCTTATGTTACAGATCATGAAAACATGGGATTAGAAAATTACAGCATGTCTCTTTATGATAATGTATTTCATGAAGAACAATTAACATGTTTAGATGTAAACGGTGTTAGAAGATATGTTACAGGATTAAATGAATTTTCTCCTGAAATAAAATTATTACCTAAAGCAGAAAAAGAAGCTAAGGTAAAACAAATAAGAACAGCTGTAGCTGAATTAGAAAAAGAATTAGCACAGAATGTTGTTAAAGTTGATGATCCAGAGTTCTGGAACAAAGTTAAATTACTTAGACCTAATAATGATGAGTTTTGGTCTAAGATAAGTATAAGGGTTGGAAATGATCCTTTATTTTTAGATCCTAAAAAAGATCCTTATGATTTAATAAAGATCTTTGCAATTGAAGCAGGTGGATTTTCTATAGTTGCTAAAGACTTAGAAACTGCAAAATTAGGATCAAGATATAAATTTTATCTAGACAACTTTAAACAAACTGTTGATACTAGAACTAAACCATCTAAAGTTAGAAATAGAGCTCTTGCAGCATTACAAACAATGTATGATTCTAATCCTACAAAATTAAGATATGTTGCAAAAGTTGTTGATACTAATAGTTTACAGTACAATAATTCAACACCTAATGATGTTGTTTATGAAAATATGGATGCATATATTCATGGGCAAGGAACAGAAGGAAGTAGAATAAGAGCTGCACAAACATTCTTAGATTCATCTAATAGATCATTAGAAGAGTTAAAGTTAGCAGCTATCTTAAAAGATGCTAAGGTGTATAAAATTATTAGAGATAAATCAGATGGATTTATTTATACGGACAAAGATGAAAGATTAGGTAGAACTATGGAAGATGTTTTACACTATATAGCAAGTCCTTTAAATGATGAAGTTTTAATGTACATTATGGATAAAGTTGAACATCAATGGTCAAGATAGATGAATAATACAACCCTACAAGTAAAGTTTAAAAAAAGACTTAATAAGATTGATAGTCAAGATTATGATAATATTCAATCTTGGGAAATAGCTGAAGCATATAATAAGGCTCAAATAGAGTGGTGTAGAAGACAATTGTCTGGTACAAATATGCGTCAAGAAGGAGACGAAATGTCTAAGAGAAGAATTGATGATTTAAGTATATTATTAAAAAGAGAAACGCTTATAGGTGTAGATGTTATCTATGATGATAAATTTGGATATTTTGAAAGTACTAACTTTGGAAATATTTATAATCCTAATATAGGAGGAGATTATTTGGAATTTAAAAGGATTGAATGTAATTCTCAACAATGCTTTCCTTTTATTCCAGCTAGTGATATAACTCAATTAGTTGATGTAACAAATACTGTACCTGGTTATTGGCAAGATGGTGGCTGGACAGTTACAGGTGGATATTATAACCCTGGTGCAGAAGCTGAAGTAACAACAGTAAGAAGAGTTCCTACATTTACTTTTTATAGTCATGGACAGTCACAATTTAATATTCCTAAAAGTCCTTGGGATCAAAATACAATAACAAGTTGGGGATCTTTAGGAGCTGTTTTAGATTATGCAAATGATGTATCCGGTGGTATCTTTCCAGGTATTCAACCTAGTGAAGTAGTTACACAAGAACCTTGGGTTTGGAATCAAACTTTAGAATTTGCATATGTAATGCAAGGTATAAGTCCTTATAGTACAACGCCTCCAGGTAATTATGATATTGTTTATAATCAAAATATAATACCACCTTGGGGAGGAAATTCTGATTCTAATAATGATGGTATTACAGATGCTTGTGATTTATGTAATAAAACAGCTTTTGAAATTACTAATGATACGGATCTTTTAACTTTAGCTTGTAGTGGTAATAATACAGGTTGGTTAGTTGGAGGACCTTCAAGAGAATGGATTAATTGTAATGGCGGTGGTCCTGGTATAGCAACATATGAAACAATTCCAGATTTATATGGAGAGGATTATGATGGAATTTTATATGATGAAGACGGAAATACAGTATTACCTTATAATTATACCAATACTCCAAACACTTGGGCAAATAATAGTCAAGCAGTATTTGCTCAGGTAGAACCTGGAGAATATTGTGGAATTGCTTGTTGGTGGAAACCAGGACGTGTAGATAATATTGGATATAGCTTAAATGATTGGCAAACTACTCCTGGAGAATGGGTTCCATATACATTTACTGAAAATGAGGATGTATATATAGATCCGGTTACAACTACTTATCAAGTAGAAGAAACTACTACAATACCTTTTCAAAATTGTTATTGTGCTCCTGGAGCAGATAAAGATAATTTTTGTGTTAAACCTAGATCAATGACGGTTTATCAATCAGAGGTAGCTAATGTAGATGTTATATTAAGAGATCCGTTAAAAAGACCTGATTTTGAATGGTCAGAAACATTCTGTACTTTTCAATCAAATAATGTTACTCCTCAAATAAGAATATGGAGAAAAGATTTTTATATAATGGATCCAGTATTAGTTTACTATAGAGTCCCTAGGAGAATTGAAATTCTAGGATCAGTTGATCCATACACTGGTATTGCAGTTGCTGCAGATGTTAATCCTGAATTTAAAGATGATATAGTAGAACTTATAATTGATTCAGCTGTTGCAATAATTGCAGGAGATATAAGTGATGTAAATCAAATGGGAAGAGGATCACAAGAATCAGAGAAAAACAATTAGTATGTAAAATATTTTTTGTATATTATAATATAAGACCAACTTATTTATTTATATATTTTTTTAACAATTTAAAATTTTTTTATTATGAGTTATTTCAATCATAGCTTTGTAAAGACATTTTTGCCAATTAGAACAAACGCTGATTTAATGAATAACGTTGCAGCTTCTGATGGAGATCATATTACTGCTGCTAATGCTGCTGGTACTGCCGGTAGATTAGCAACAATTGATGGTGATAGATTTTCTGATGACTTTAACGCTGTTGTTTTACCAGCAACTTTGGATAATGCTGTACCGTATACTACGACTAGACCAAGGTTAATGTATTTTGCGCAAGGATCTCCTTACACTTCAGACACATTAGGAAACAGTACTACACCTCATGGAGGTTGGTCTGAGTCCTGGAAAAGTAAAACAATTAACCCAAGATACATACAAAGAATAGGATATTCTAGAGGTGTTGATGGTGTTGCTGCAAATGTAGAATTAGTTGCAGACGGTTCTAAATGCTTCCCTTGTGGAGGTTTAGGAATGGTTAGACTTGATCTTAAAGGCAATCCTGCATTAAGATACATGGCTCACAACATGTACAAAATATTCTCTAGTGATAATCAATGTTGTGCATCTACTGCTTCTTATCAAGATCCAATTGCTGTAATGGTGCAAATTGGTAATCAAATTAAGAATGATGACTGGTGGAAAAAGTTTGTAACAGTAAATGTTTACAGTACCACTGATCTTACAGCTGGATCACCAACATGGACAGAAGTTACATTAACTGGTGATAACGCTGCTGATTATCCTGCTTCTGGGTACATTAACCCAACAGATGATGATGGTGCTAAACTTAAAATTACTGCTGGTTATACAGATACTAATTTTTCAACATGCTCATTTGATCCTAGAGATTACAATGGACAGTACACTGCTGCTGGAGGTTTAGAGCCTCTTATCCCTGGTGCTCAAGTACTAGACGATACAGGTGATGTTTGTGTTTCTTGCGGAACAGAAACAAAAACTGCTCCTACAATTTTTACAGGAGATGGTGGTACGGTATTAAGAGATATTCTTTTATCTGAAAGATACAGACAGCAAGGAATGCATATTGGTAATAGAGACGCTTCAAGAATGAGAAACATTGAACAAAGTGATTTATTATTCAACTATGTAACTATTGATGATAGTGTTAAATATGATACTTATTATTTAACACATAGTATACCAAGATTCAATAATCCTACTGGTGTATTTGACAATGACAGATATACTTATAAAATCCCAGCTATTACTGGTAGTACTGGTGCAACTGTCATGGACACTGCATGGGGACAACTAGCAACTTGGGGATCAACTACTAACGAGAATTTGGATGGACCTTATAATTCAGACGGTGCTTAATAGTTAGTATATATCTCAATTTTTTTAAAAGGGCGGGTTTATTCCTGCCCTTTTTATTTTTATATCATATGCATTTTTTGTATATTATTTATGAGTACTATATTAAATTAATCTTATGGCAGCAAAACATATATTAAGTCTAGAATTACTTCCTGTATCTAATTGTGATATTTTTAGTATTAAAGATACAAGTCAATATGCAGATAATTTAGAAATTGATTGTCCTGAATTATTAATACAACCACCCGGTTTTAATGCTCCTTATATGATAGAGGTTCAACCAGGATTTGATTTAAATTTAACAGCTTGTGCAATAGGTTTACAAACATATGATTGTGGAAATAATGTTGCACCATATCCTGATGGAATTTATATAATAAAATATAGAGTACAACCGCATGATAAAGTTTATGTAGAATACAATCATTTAAGAACAAATACTTTAATGAGTAATTATTATAAAAAATTATGTGATTTAGATATACAACCTTGTGAATCTACATCAGCAAGAAAAAAAATTCTAGATGATATGAGACTTATTAGGACAATGATAGATGCTGCAAAAGGAAAAGTTGAATATTGTAACAGTCCAGATGAAGGATGGGACTTATATAAATTTGCTGAATCTAAATTAAAAAAGATTACATGTGACATTTCATGTTGTTAATTAAAAAAATATGAATTATCCAAAAGATTTTGACAAAAACTTAATTAAAAGAATTGAAGTTGAGCAAAAATTTGCTGACTATATCTATAAAGAATTTAGAACAAAAAGATATGGTTTAGCTCCTTGCTGTTCTTTAAGTCAAATGGATAAATATAAAATAAAAAAAGAATTATGTGATTGGCAAGATCTTAAAATAAAAACATATTCTTCAACTACATATGAAGAAATAAATTTTTATCCAATTCCAGAAAATAATCCAGATCTTTTTGATTCTGAAACTATAACTACTACTACTACACTTCCAGATACAACTTATACAACTACTATACTTGTACCGGGAGAACCTATATATCAAATAGAAGATTGTATAAATAATTGTATATATCCTCCTGTATTTAAACCTACAGTTACACAACTTAAAAATTTATCTACTGATTTTCCAGGAGATGATATTGAAGCAACTGCAGGTCCTGGTGAATTAGGAATGGAAAATGGTAGAAATTCTATACTTAAATTTAGTCAACAAGATCTTGAGTTTATACCTAATACATCTGGAAGAGCGCAAGTAAGTTTATATTCTAAAATAGATGTAGGCAGATATTTACTGGAATTTTATATGATGGAACAATGGGGAGTTATGGGTATTGATTTTCCTACTGTAGCAATGTGGGTAAATGATTACTATGCTAGTGGACAAGTTAATTATCAAAATCTTTTTCAAAATTATAATTTACCTCCTGCTAGTGCATATCAAGAGTGGCTATCTAATAATGATGCACATTATTATGCTCTTATGGCACAATTTACATTATTGCCTGCACCAAATGCAGAAGGACCTACAAGTGGTGTTAAATTAGCATGGACTTATAAAGATCCTGTTTTAGAAGCTGATGGTTATGGAAATAACTTTTATGAAGAAATTGATTTAAATGGTGTAACTTATTATGCAGGATCTCTTGAGGCTGAAGATCCTTCTTATGCAACTACACTTTTTGGAAATGAAAGACCTTTTAAACAAATTCAAAATAATCAAAATAATTGGTATGCTTTAAATGGAGGTCTATATTATCCAATAACACAAAGTAATGAAACACAAATGATGAGAGCAGTTGTTGTAGATGAGAATGATGTATATCAAACTGATTTTCTTATACCTGGATCAGGAACATTATTAACTGGAATGGCTGATCCATCAATATATTATTATTCAGATTCTAGTTTAGCAGGTGATTTTCAAGGAGATTCTAGTTTTTCATGGGAAGTTCCTTATATATGGGAACCTTTAAGTACTACAGATCTTAGACAACCTTCATGTTCTTTTAGTTGGGGTGTAGGTACTATTAGTAATTTTCTAAATATAGGTCCAGATGGAACTTTAATTGAACCAGGTTCATTGGATACTAGATGTACATATATTGGTATTGAAACATTTGAAGAAGAAGTAATTACGGTTACAGAAGAAGGTGAAACAATAACTACTACAGAAACTTTTTATGAATGTAAAACTGATAATGAATATATTGTTTTTAAAGTATATAATCAAACAGGTAATCCTGTAAAAGGATATGAAATTATTGTAAATGGAGGTAATATTGGAAAAACTAATGAAAATGGAATTTTTAAAACTATAATAGAAAACGCTTCAGTTAAAACTAAACACACTTTAAATATATGTCACTGTTTTACAACAACAGGTGCATGTACTCAAAAAGAAATAAAAATTATTGTGAATGATGATGATATAACTAATGTTACAATTGATAAAGTTGATTGTACACCTATATCATCGTCTGACTAATAGATATGATAACTTGGTTGTTAATTAAATCTTTTGTATATTATTATATATAGTAATTTCAAAAGAAATATAAAAAAGAATATTTATGTTACCACTTAGTACTGGAAATACAAACGGATGCACACCTATATCATCTAATTGTATTGTTTGGCAGGGTCCAGATTTAGCTTGTCTTAATATTTGTACAGGAGACACAATCAGTGTTGTTGTTGCAAAAATGGCAGAATTGTTATGTTCTTTAATTCAAACTGGATTAGATAATTCTTTTGATATTAGTGGAGTTATACAAAGTTGTACTGCTGTTGGTAGTAATCCTCCAGCAACAGATCTTACATCATTATTACAAAATATTATTAATGTTGAATGTAATTTACAAAATACAGTTGCAGATGTTGTAGAGAACTATAATCTTATTCAAAATTATTTTGAAGAAATACAAGTAATTCAAGGTCCTAATGGTAATGATGGATTTGACGGTGTAGATGGTCAATCTGTTATTGATACAATTGATAATGGTGATGGTACTTTTGTTTTTGTTTATGGTGATTCAGACGGAAATATAACAGGTTATTCAGATGTAATTGAAGTTCCAACAAATACTATAACTAATGAAATAAATAATGAAACAACTATAACAAACACTAATACTGTTAATGCATTTGTTAAATTGCCTAAATGTTTTCTTAGAGCTTTAGGACCTCTTTATAATAATGCTACGCAACCTGCTACATTAATGCAGGATTTTGAACCTATGTGGTTAACCACAGAAAATCCACAAGCATATTATGAAGTAATTGGCACAGATGCTAATGGTGTAGAGCTATTACAGTATTATAATGGATGGATGGAACTTGTTACTAACAAGCTTTGCTGTCTTTTACCTTGTGAAAGAGTAGATGATGATATTGATGATGGTAGAAACCCAGTAGATCCTGAAGATCCAAGACAACCAAGAATTTCAGATAGAGCTATTCAAAGATTACCATTTATAACTCAATTAAAAAATAGAGTTTTAGCAATAGAAAAGAAAAATGGTACAAGATATATTCCACCAAAAGTAACTGTAAAATGCGTTATACCTAATAAAATAGGTAAACGTGTAGAAATGCAAGAGTTATTATCAGCTCTTGAAAAAGATTATTGTAATTATAGAAAATCTATTGGAAGTACTGCTGATGTACTTACAGCAGCTAGACTTGAATGTGCAAATTTATCAGGTGGTAAAAGATTATCAGGAAATGGTGTAATGTCTACATTGCAAGGATGGAATACTAAACCTTCTAATTTAGCACAATCATTTAGTAATGCTTGGAAAACTATATGTGACTTAAGAACAGCTGTAGAAGATTTACAAGGAACTGTCTCTCCAACTGCTTGTACTGGATTTGTATATGATCCAAAAATATCATTACAAAAAAATGGATCTGGAGAAATTAGTGGTATAGGTGTTTTATTTGATTTATGTACTATTCCTAAAGGATATTATGATTGTGATAAAGGTAGAGGTACTAAAATTGTAGTAGAAGATTCTTCTTTAAATACACTTGTTAGTTATGCAAATGTTTCTCAATTACAAGGAAGCACTAATGGTCATAATATTTCATTTAATACAACTAGTATAGATACAACAAGTAATTTTAAAGTAAAATTTTATTTTTGTTTTACTGATGGATCTAATCAATGTGAAAGAATAATGGATATGACTTTAGAAAATACTTCAACATGTCCAACTATCACTTTAACTAGTACTGGTGAAACAAGTATAGAATATAGCATTGCTGGATTAAATACAAATTCTAATTCTATTTATGATATAATAGTAGAAGACTCTACTGGAAATTTAATATCTAAACAACAAATTAAAGATCCAACATCTACTTCATCAAGTGGAAAAGCTAGTAGTTTAATTGCAGGAACAAAATATAATATTTATGCTCAAGTAACAAGTTCTACGGGAAATATATCTACATGTGCTAAATCAGAATTTATAACTACTGCACCAACATGCACAACATATTCAAAATTATCAACAGAATATTTAACTGCAATTTCTAAATTAAGCACCACTAAAACAGTTATGGCAACATATAAAGATGGTGCAACAATTACAGCTTGGATAGCTGGTTTTGATTCTGTAACTGGATTACCTACAGTATATAAAGGAACTGATTCTTCAGAAACAGGAGGAGATGTAGATCTTACTTTTATTAAAAAAACAAAATCTATATCTGATAATCCTACAACAAGTATAAGTTGTGGAAACGTTGTATATAGTGCAACAGGAATGTCAACTTCAATGAATTCAAATGAAAACGGTTGGCAATACGTAGATGCATTAACTGCAAATGGAAGTACAACTTATTATATTTATGCATTAATTAATACAAGCAAGAAAAGTATTGATCAAGTTGTTTTTTGTTGTGACTGTAAACCTTCTTATGTAAGAGCAAGATATGGAAAAATATTAAATGATGATGGAACAATTAATCCTAATTCAAGAGCGTATAGACCTGAAAAACATTCTTACTATGTTAATAGTGGTGGAAATTTAAGAATACCAATAGATATAGTTGGATATTCAAAGCAAACTACACCAATAACTTGGGATGCTACTGCAACAAATGGAGGTACAACTAAATTTTATCTTCCAGCAGATACAAATTATGACCCAATGCTAGGAGGTGATGTTCAATTTATATATACACCTAATGCTCAAAGACCTACAGCAGGAATGGATTCTGTTGATATTTATGCAAAAACAGATTGCACTATAGGAAATGAAGGTAATAGAACAGTTAACACTATTACTATTCCTATACAAGATGCTGCTCCTATAAAAAATAAAGATACAGATATTACAGTATTTATAGATACTAATGTATTTACACTAGCAGAAGCTAATATACTTAAAGATGAATTAGAAAGCTCTAAACATCAAATACAAGCACTATGTTCTGATTGGTCTGGAACAATTAATTATGTTCCAGTAAAAGGTTCTAATTCAGGTGATTATTTAAATTATACAAAAGCAATGGTTGACATGCAAGGAGGAGCATCAGGTAGTATTACTGTTGCAAGTTCTTATTCATCTATGTATTCTTTACCTGCTTATTGGTCTGCTGGAACAACACTAGGTATACCTAGTACAGTATATATAATAGCATTTATTGGAGATACTAATCTTAATGGTAATTATGGATCATCCGCTTTAGCAAATGGATGGAATTCACCTTCTCAACCTACACCAGCTTATCAAAAAAATTATGATGAATTATGTGATATATTAAATACACATGGTGGTGCTGCAAGAAGTGTATGGGGTGTAACTCAAAATTGTACTTATAAAAAGTTTGATTTAACTCAAATATTAGTACCAGTAGTTTCAGGATCACAAGATACTAGTGCTGCTGCTGTATTACAAACTATGGGTGCATTAACAGGAACTGTTTTAAATAATGCAGCATTAAAAGGATTATCTACAGGTAGTGTTCAAAATCCAGTAAATTTAACTGATTATATGGGACCTAATGCATCTATGATGGTTCCTTATAATGGAACAACTTCTTATGGCGCAAATACTATTACCGGTTTATATGAACATGGTTTTAGAGTTGCATCTTTTATAGATAAAAGTTATTTATCAACTGATTCTAATATTCAATCTTCTGGAGATCAATCAAGTTGGATAATAGATTTAGTTACTAGTGTAACTGCGGTTGATACAGCTGGTTTAGGCTTATTACAAGATATAAATTGTCCAAAAGGTGAAGATGTTATGAAACCTATGAAAGGAACGCTTAATGGGGTAGATTCAGTAATTTATGGTGAAGGTGCGACTTGTGCAACTGCTGGAAATGCAGGAAGATCTTCAGGTACATGTATACCAATATATAATTCAACAGGTGTAATGTTTGATTCAAGCGTAAAAGCTTATAAAACAATAGCTGGAGGTGATTATGGTTCTACTTCTTCTGAATTAACTGATACTAAATGGTATGCTCAAAATGGATCTCCTAGTACAGATAAAGTTAGAAGAGTTGCTCAATATAACTCAAGTGGAGTTGGTGGATATTGGATAAATGCAAAATACGTAGCTGATGCATCATGTACATAATAATTAAAAATTAAAAAAATGGCTTGTCAAAAATGTGCTTCAAATAAATCTTCTTCTTGTGCTTGTCAAAGTACAAGTTATACTATACCTGAAAATGCGGTATATGGAGATTCTACATGTAAATTACCTGCAGAGCCTTGTGAAAGTGTTACATGTACAGAATGTGTAAGACATTGTCATTCTGAAGATAAGTGGTGTGTAAAGTATCCAACTGTTACTGGTGCTGTTTTATTATGTATGCATAAAGGAGAAAGATTAGATCAATTTTTACAAAAAATGGCTTTAGCACATAATAATGCAGAAACATATCCTTATAAGGTTAGAAGTTTTTATGCTGATCATGTAACAGGAGCAAGTAATCCTACTGTAAAATTTATTTGGTATGATTTTTTATCTGATCTTGAAGTAATAAAATTAGAATATAGACCAGAAGGATCTGGTGATTGGCAAGTTATTAATGCATTTGGTAGTATAAATCCATTAACAACAAATACATTTACTTTAGATAGTACAATGGCTACATTATTTCCTGGTACAACTTATGAATTTAGATTAGTTACACAATATAATGGTATAGTATATGCACCTGGTTCTGTGGTGTTAAGTATAACTATACCAACTGCATAGCGAAGCGTGGAGATTTTTTGTTGGTTTTACTCTGCAAAACGCTCTGAGCCCTAGATATTCATCTGGGGCTCTTTTTTTATTAACAATTTTTTTATATATTAGCACCACTAATTAATATAGCTATCTAATGAGTTTAAAAGAAAAAGTAAAAAATGCTTTAAAATGGAAAAAGAATTCAGAGTATTGTGCAGAAAGATTAGGAATAACAGAAGAAGAATTTGATAAAATAAAAAAAGAAATTTATGCAGAAGACAGAGAAAAAAGAAAAGAAGAAAGAGACATGGGATATGTTACAGATGATTGTACGTCATCATACAACATGGAAAGTGGCCAAGGAAAAATTACTGGAATCTCAAATACAGAACCTAAGTCTCCTGAAGAAATTATACAAATATTAAATATTGATACAACACAATGGAAGTTGTCACAATATTGGAATAAACAAATGTCAGATCACTGGCGTATATCAGCTTTAATTACAAAACTTAAAAATGATGATACAGCTCACATAGAGCAATTACTTAAAAATTGGAAACCAAAAAAATTCTCTCCAGTTAAAAGAATTAAAAGTGAAAGTAAAAAAGATGTATGTGCTGTATTATCATTACAAGATATACATTTTGGAAAACAAGGTAATGAAACTATAGATAAAGATTTTGAAGAGACTATTATGGATCTTGTAGAAAGAGCACATTCTAGTCATAATCTTAAAAAAATATATTATGTAGTAGGAGGAGATCTAATGAACATGGATAGTTGGGCTGGTACTACTACAAGTGGTACTCCATTAGATAATTGCTCTACTGCTACTGAAGCTTATACACAAGCATTTGATGCAATATATTGGAGTATTAATTTTATAAAGCAATATTGTGACGATCTTCAAGTAGTATATATACCCGGTAATCATGATAGATTATCTTCATTTCACTTAACTCATGCTTTATCTAGAGCTATAGATAATCCTAATATACTTTGGGATGTAACATATCTTGAAAGAAAAGTTTATACATGGGGTGATAACTTTTTTGCTTTTGAACACGGAGATGTAAATACTAAAAATTCTCTTTTACTTTATGCTACAGAGTTTCCACAACAATGGGGTATAACTAAAAATAGAACTTTATTTACAGGTCATTTACATCATAAAAAGAAAGTAGAATATATTACTACAAATGAACGTACAGGTTTTATGTTAAAGATACTTCCAAGTCTTTCTAGAACAGATTATTGGCATTATCATAATAAGTTTGTAGGATCTAAACGTTCTGGTGTTATAGAATTACATGACTATAATAAAGGTAATATATGTGAACTAACTTATTCACCAGATTAATCTATTGGGTTTAAACTTTTATTAATCCCCTTTTTTTTGTAAATTATATTGTATAGTATTAATATGATAAGTAATTTTAAAGCTCCAAATTTAAAAGCACCAAGGTATAGAGAAAAAGTGCTAAGTTTATTAAATAGTGAACTTATAAAAGAATTTAAAGATAAGTATCCTATATATGAAAATATAAATGATGCAAAGCTTAAAAAAATTATTAGATTATACAATACAAAATTATGGGAAGAAGTTATAAATAGTAGAGAAGGTGTAGAATTACCTGATTCCCTAGGTTATTTATTTATAGGAACATGTCCTGCTGCAAAGAGTGTAAATACTAATTATTCTCTTTCAAGAGAATATGGTAAAGTTTTGCAAAACAGAAACTTACAAACAGATGGAAAGATTGCTAAAATATTCTATACAAATTACTCTACAAAGTATAGATTTAAAAATAGAGAATTATGGCAGTTTAAAGCTGTTAGACAATTTAAAAGATCTGTAGCTAAGACGTATCCTGAGCAGTGGCCCAAATATATTGTTATGGAAAACAAAAAAAGGGTTGCTGATATGTATAAAAAATAAAATATAATAATATGACAACAATAGGTGATGTTATATCTAGAGTTCGTGGTCAAATAAAAGCAGAATCTGAAGACGCTTTTGTCACTGATAGGTATCTTTACAGTTTAATAAAGAAGTATGCTACATTATTAATGAGGAGACAAGATAGCTCTAATAAATTAATGAAGTTTAATAGTGTATGGCAAACTTTAGATTTTGTAGAATTAATTGAAATAGATAAAATAGAATCTGATTGTTGTGGTATAAAAAGTGATTGTAAAATAAAAAGAACAAAAAATAAACTACCAATATTTTTGGAAGGATATTGGGGACCATTAATTAGAACTGTATCTTCTATTGATGGATCTAACGAATGTCAAGCAACTTCTCCTGGTACTTATAACTCAATGGCATTATCAACTAGTTTTAAATATAATAAAACTAAATATTTTTGGTGGTTAAATGACTATCTTTATTTACCTAATGTAGAATGGGATGCAATAAAGCTTGAAGGGATATTTGAAGGTGATGTTTCAAAATTTAATTGTGATCCTTCAGATAATTGTATACCTAGACATTTTCAAAGATTTTTTGTACCTGAATTTCTTTTTGCAGAAATAGAACAACAGGTGCTGCAAGAAACATTTGCTACTATGAAAGTTCCTGCAGAAGATTCAGATAATAAAGTAAATATAAATAGATAATGGCTATATCACATAAATACAGAACTTTTGATCAATTATTAGCAGATGTTAGTATTGATTTTCCTAGTCAATCTTTAGGTGGACATATGGAACCTCAACAATTAATTAAAGTTGCAACTAGAGTTAATTATGATTTGGGTTTAAGAATAAATAGAACTAAAGAAACTCTTTTGGAAGTTGAACATAATAAAGTTCAATTACCTTCAGATTTTAAATATTTAAATTATGCATTTGTTTGTGATGAGTTTAAAATAGTAAATACATTTCCTTCTGGCACACACGTAGATACTACACAACCTACATATGTACCAGCTCCTGATGGTGGAGATACAGGTCCTTGTGAAGATCCCACATGTAAAGATGTATGTGTGGTTAATACATGCCCAACACAAGAAAATGGAGAAACTGTCTATAGTAATCAATATATGGTTGTTCAATACATGGGTGCAGAACAATATAGAACTTCAACTAGATTTTATCCTCTTAGAATTAAAAATAGTACAGGAAGTATTCAATGTGATTGTCCAAATATAAATTCTCAAGCAGTAGATATTGCTGAAATTAAAGATGGATTTCTTTTAACTAATTTTGATTCTGGTAAAGTTTATTTAAATTATCAAGGAGCCATGGAAAATGAAGAAGGAGAATTATTAGTCCTTGATCATCCATACTGTAATGAATATTATGAATATGCATTAAAAGAAAGAATACTTGAAAATATGATGTTTGATGGAGAAAATGTTTCACAGAAATTACAATACATGCAAGGTAAATTAAGAGCTGCAAGAAATAATGCATTAGGATTTATTAATACACCAGATTTTAAAGAATTACAAAAAATTTGGGAAGTTAATAGAAGAGCGCAGTATAGTAATTATTATGATATGTTTAAGAGCTATCCTACAAGATAAATAATTTAAAATGGCAAAAGAACAGAATCAAAGACCTAATTTTAATAATACCTCTAAAGTAGATACAGATCTATTTGTTAAAGGTATGATAAAAGATTCTCATGAAAGTTTTGTAGGACAAGAGAATTGGGTTAATGCAAGAAATGCAATTAATAATTCTGTAAGTGGAGACGCTGGTACTATTGGAAATGAACCCGCTAATTTAAGTTGCGCTAATGTATTATATACAATTATAGGTGCTGTTTATTTATTTGGAGATAAATGGATAATTTATTCAACAGATAACAACACAAGTGAAATAGGATTATTTGATGATAGTCAATGTGAATATGATGTTTTAGTAAATGATACTTGTTTAAACTTTAATAAGTTTAATTTAATAACAGGAGCTTCTAAAGAAAATTATGATTGCACATGGCAAATATATTGGGATGATGGATTAAATCCTTCTAGAACTCTTAATATAGGCCCTAAAGATAAAATTACAGAAAACTTACATATTCCATGGATACAAGAACAAGTTGAAGGTACAGGTACAGAAGATGAACCATGTGTTGAATATGTTGATGTTTTACCATTAAAGCTTAATTGTGATCTTATAAGGTTAGCACCTTTTATGAAAACTCCTAAACTATCTTTAGAAAAAGCAGATAGTCCAGGTCAATTAAAAAATGGATCTTATCAAGTTTATATTGCATATACAATAAATGAACAACAAATAGGAGATTATATAGGAGTTTCAAATATACAACCTCTATTTGATGGAGATGACACTGCTTCATCTTTAGATATATTTATTGATGATTTAGATAAAAACTTTGAATTTTATAAAGTTGTATTGTTAATGAATAATCAGCAACAAACTCAAGCAATACAATTAGGTTTATATAGTACAGAACAATCAAAAATAAATATTGATTATATAAATCCAAATACAGCATCAGCTTCTCAAGTGCCTATTTCCACATTACCATTACGTACACCTGTTTATGAAAGATCTGATCAAATGGTAGTTCTTAATGATTATTTAATGAGAGTAGGTCCTACAACTCAATTTGATTTTAATTATCAACCTTTAGCAAATGAAATTACAGCTAGATGGGTTTCAGTAGAATATCCTGCAACATATTATAAAAATGGAGGTAATAAACCATCATTTATGAGAGATGAACAATATACTTTCTTTATTAGATTTATATATAAAACAGGAGATAAATCAACTTCTTATCATATACCAGGTAGAGCATATTTAACAGATAATCAAATTTTTGGAAATGAAAAAGGTGGAGCAGATAATAATAATGCTTTAAACACAGATGAACAAGAATTATGGCAAACAACAAATACTGCTTTTGTAGATGAAATTGATGGCACAACTGTAACAGAAGATGGGGGTGTTATATTATCTAAAGGTCAAATGGGATATTGGGAGTCATCAGAAAAATATCCTTCAGAAGATCCTCATGGTAGATGGGGTGAATTATGTGGTCAAAATATTAGACATCATAAATTTCCTGAAGAACAAACAGATATAGATACGCTTAATAGGTCTAGTGCAAATAATCAAAATATACGTATACTAAGTGTAGAATTTGATAATATTGTATGGCCTGTTGATAATGATGGTGTAAGAATTCCTAATATTACAGGATATGAAATACTAGTGGGATCAAGACAAGGTAATAAATCTATTTTAGCAAAAGGTATTATTAGAAATATGAGATCATATCAAATACCTGCTGGTGGAAATTTTGGTGCAGATATAGATCCAGCATCTAATATAGTAGGACTAATGCCAAACTATCCATTTAATAGTTGGAATGCAGATCCTTATTTAACAACACAAGCTCCAGATGGAACTGCACCAACTATTAGTAATGATCATGATTCTTTTCCTCATATATGTGGTAATACAGGTGCTTTTCATGGAACTTGTACAAACTTTTATACATTTCATTCTCCTGAAACATCTTTTAATAGACCTTATTTAAATCCAGCAGAAGTTAAAAGTTATGGATTAACTCAAGGATTTCAACAAGGACATTTTACAACTTCTGAAGAACATCCTAAGAATGTATTAATACGTGACTTTGCAGCTATTATAGCTGTATTAGTTGGTTGTGCCTATGCTATAGGTAAGATGCGTGGTAAAAGAACAACAGAATTGCATTCTAATACTTCAGTTCTACCAGGTGGAATAACCGCTGGAACAGCATTAATGATTCCTACTGAAACTGCTCTTACACTTTCTACAATTAACCCAGTTTTAGGACCTGGTCTGGGAGAAGAAGCATATATGGGTACTACTGCTGCAATATGGGAGGCAGAAGGTGCGCTTAACAATATAGGCATACCTCCAGCAGCTGGTCAACTTGGTGCAAAGAGAGTTATGGAATTTGAAGGTACAGATTGGAAAGCAGGGCCTAATGCTATATATGGTGTATTATCATTATTTGGATTTTTAAATTATGTAGTAGATGGTGGTCAAGTTATTATAGATTTAATTTATAATGCAGCAGGTGTAAATCAACATGCATATAAATATAATTCATATGGGTTGTATTCACAAACAGAAGCTAGACATGACGGTGATGTCTATAGAGGTAGAATTGAAAAAGCTAGATATGTTGGAAATGTAATTCAAGATTTTGGATCAACAGGTATAGGATTTAGTGCTAGAGTTAATAATTTATTTAGACCTTCAACAGTTGTACTACAATCTTTAGGAAATCAAGGAGGTGCAATGTTAAGTGGTATACCTTCTGATAATTCTAAAGTAACACTAGGTGTAGCAGGACAGGCTGCATTAGATAATCCAACTAGAGGTAATTGGACATCTCAAATTGGAGCACATTATGTTGGTCTTAAATTTGCTATGGATAATCAATATGGTCAACTAGATGGTATTAAACAAATACCTATATCTAAACCTCAAAACTGGTTAGATGAATTTGGTCATGAAGTTACAAATTTAACAGTTGAAGATAATCAAATATTTAAATCAGAACCTTTATTTGGCGGTGATGTCTATATAAATAGATATAATGAAAAAGTTATAATGCCATTTTTCTGGCAATTCTTAAAAGGAGAACCAGATGAGTTTGGATTTCAATATCAAAATTATATGAATGTTCCATATACAAAATTTTATATGGATACTACAAAGTATGATTTAATTAATATGATTGCTCCTATAGCAGATTTTAGTTTTAGTTGGACTAATGGAGGGTTACCATCTACTATGCACAATATGGATAGAGATGCATCACAAATAGAGACGGGTGGTACTATTTCTGGATATGGACAATGGTCAACATCAGGATATTTGGGTGGAACAAATAATAATTTCTTTGTTCTTAAAAGAGCATATATGTATACTCATAATAGTGGTGTAAATGATTTCTTTGTAGAGTCAGAATTAAATGTTGGATTAAGAGAACAAGGAGGTAATCAAAAAGAAAAGTTTTATGATTGGACTGAATATACAGATCTTAATTCTTTATTTCATTCAGATATAATTAAAGATGGTAATTTTTATAAATATGATTTTTCATTAAGTAAGTATAATCTTACAAGTCAAATGATCACCCATGGTGCAATTCAAACTAGAGATTATGATCCTTTTGTAGCTGAAACATGTTATGATTATTATCCTAAAAGAATACTATATTCAAATCAAGCGTTTAAAGAAGCTAAAAAAGATTTTTGGAGAGTATACCTACCAAATAATTATCAAGACTTTAAAAACGCTCCAACTACTATTAAACCTATATCTAAGTCAGGGGCATTAATATTATTTCCACATTTAGCACCTATATCATTTCAAGGAGTTGATACATTAACTACTGATTATAATACTAAACTTGTTATTGGTGATGGTGGCTTGTTTAATGATCCAATGCAACAAATTAGTACAGCTGATCTTCCTCATGAATATGGATCTTGTGAAAATTCACGTAGTGTTATTAATACACCATCGGGTGTATTTTATATGTCACAAGCACAAGGTAAGATATTTCAATATGGTCAAACTTTACAAAATATTGCAGATGCAGGAATGAAGCAATGGTTTAATAATTATTTACCTTCTAGATTATTAGCAGCATTTCCAGAAATAGAAGGAACTTCATTTGCAGATAATCCTATTATGGGTGTTGCTTGTCAATCTGTTTATGATCCTAATTATGATATAGTTTATTTTTGTAAAAAAGATTATGAGCCTTGTAATGTAGATGAATGTATACAATTTGATCCAGAAATTCCTGGATTTATCAATCCATGTGAAAATCCACCTACACCAGAATGTCCTGAAGATTATAATTTAGAGTGTCAAGGACAAGGAGATAATGAATTTTGTGAATGTTGTCCAGAATGTCCAGAAGGTACATTTGCATCTGTAGATGGTAGAGAGTGTTGCGAGTGGGTAACAACAGATCCTGAATACGAGTTACCTAGAGAAGGAGTAAATCCTATTGTAGGTGATGCTACAAGTTTATATTTAAATAATCCTGGGTTTGAACAACCATGTGGAGTTTATTGGTGTGAAAGTCCTGAGCTAAATCCTGATACTCAGTATTATAATCCAGTACTTGATATCAATAATCCTGCTTATGATCAAGAAGATTATGAAAATTGGTTTAATGGCGCATATTGGAATCAAAATAATCCTCCCCCAATGAATGAACTTAGAGGATCAGTACCTGATGAATGGATAGGATGTATGACAGATATGTGTCCTGCTGAAGGTGAAATTGGATGGACATCACCACAAACTACAGATATATTAGACGGTACTACTTTTTATTCTGTTTCTAGAACTTGTTGTGGTCTAATGCCTCATACAGGTAATACTTATTTAGGATTATTTTTTCAAGAGAATGGTGACGCTAATGGATACTGGAGAGAAGGTGCAACTCAATTATTAAAAGATGAAGATGGTAATGAATCTCCTTTTGTAGCAGGTAATACATATGTAGGAGAAGTTGTATTAGCAGCAGATGGAACTTTTAATAGACATCCAGGCCAAGGAAATCCTTATTTAACACTGAGTGATGATAACCCATTTTTTGAACTATTTGATGAGAATGGTAATGCTCATTGTCAAAGAGGAGGTTTTCCAGGTACGGCAATATTACCAGCTTCAAGTTCTAATGATAGTTATCAAGCACAATACTGTGTTGATTGCGGACTACCTGGACAACCATATGTAAATAATAGACCAGAGTTGCAAATATATGGAAGTATGGATCCATGTATGAGTGAAAGTGGAGCATGGTGTGATGCTTTTGCTTGGGTAGACGATTCAGAAATGGGTGACAATGGAGGAATGGTAAATGGACAACAATACATTGGTGATCCTGAAGACGCTGAATTACTTTGGCGTTCAGGAGATATTTCAAATGGTGGTACAGATTACCACCATCTTACTGGTTGGAAAGAATATGCTTATACATTAAATCCAACTAGACCATGGAAATATTTTACATTTATAATAAATTCATTACCCGGTGACATATATTTTAACAGCCTTGGTGTTTCTTTGGATAGACCACCAGTTAATGCTTATTTATGTTTAGATAGTTTAACACCCCCTAGGATTGAAGATCCAGGAGGATATTGCAGGTGTGATGAAGTAACAGAAGATGGTGTTCCATATACTCTTGTGTTTGATGACGGTATATATGAAACACCTGCTTCAGAAGATGATTGCCTTAATTATTTAGTAACAGGAGAAGGTTTACCTACAACATGTGTTGCACAAGCATGTGAACCTATTGAATGTATAGAACCCACACTTATACAAACACCTATTGATATAACTGATAGCCCTTATTTTAATGATATATCATGGACAGTAAGTTATGATCCAAAAATAAAAGGATGGATATCATTCCATGATTGGCATCCTGAACTTACTATGTCAAGTCATAAACATTTCCTAACAACAAATACAGTTCCTTTATTAGAACCACATTGTCCTTTAGGATGGGAGCTAGACGAAATAACAGGATTATGCACTCAAGATTGTCCGGAAGGATATTATTTAGAAGATGGTATGTGTCTACCATCAGGTTGTCCTGAAGGAAGTTTTTGGAATGAAACTCAAACACAATGTTGTTCATATGAGTATGGAGAATTAGTTGAAAATTTAGATGCAAATGGTAATCCAATTCCAGGTCCTAATGATGTAATAAGTGGGAATACTTCAGTAGCTGATGAACTGGGTATTACTAATCCTATGCTTAATGGTCCTAATGGTGATGGTAACTCTCCTACTGGTTGGAATATAGGAGCTATAAATTCTGGAGGCGTTGTACAGTATTGGAAAGGGACAAGCGCCCCAATGACTTGGGGAGGACAAGAGGTATATGCTGATGGACCAACATCTTTTTCACAATTAGAAATAGATGGTACAATGTACACTATACCTGAAAATATTATATGGGGTGGTCCATCAGGCGTGTTTACTGCAGATTTAAATCCTAGTATAGTATATGGTGGATTATACAGTCTTGATGAAGATAATCCTAATAGATATATAGGCATGTATCATAATATAGGATATTGCGGTACCTGTTGTCAATCAGGAAAAAGAAATGTAAACAATAGAGATACTACAGAATCTTTTCAAGCTTATATGGATTATTTTGATACTTTAGAAGATGATTATATTGGAAGCGAGTTTGATAATGGAGCAGGTTTTGCAGGTTCTATTGCTAATAAAGATTGGGCTCTTAATCCGAATGGCCAAAAAGGAATAAGTAGTTTTTGCTATAGAGAGGCACAATGGCAAAAATTACCACAACCAATGGTAGTTGGTCAAACTTATAATAGCACTATAGCTGCTGCTGCTCCAAAGAGGACTTCTAATACCTCTTATGATAGATTAGGTCCCAAAACTTGTTGGCCAGCTCAAGTAGAGATTTGGGGAAGTGACTCTCCTCCTGGATGTTATAGAAGTTTTGCTGAAATAGCAGCACAAGAAGCTGAAGAAGAAGCTTTAGGTGAAGAGGGATATGGTGCTCCGGGTATGTGTTCTACAGGATATGGAAGTTGTAATTGTTCTTGGGGTGGTCCTATGGTTAATTTATATTATAAAGACATGGATGGAAATCCTGACCCTCATTCGCAACTTCTTTGGGCATCTCCTGATGTAACTGATAGAGGAGAAGGTCCTGGAACACATTGTGTTTGTAATTATAATTTGACAGATTGCACTCAGGAAGAAAGAGATGCATCTAATTGGAATGTTTATGATGTATCATTTACTCCAACTAAACCTTGGAGATATATAACATTTAGAGCTAACGGATGGTCTTCAACATTTAGACCTAAATATACTTATGATAATTTACTGAATAATGATGATCCTGATTGTATGGGTTGCATGTTTGATAATTTTGGACCTTATGATTTAGCAGAGGGAGAATACAATAATTTTAATGACATAGGATTTTTTGGTCTAGGTGAAGGAGATGCTGCATATGTACTTGTTGATAATTTCCTACTGGATGCCCCAGAGCCACCAGTTATACCTACTAATTGTTCTTGTGAAGAAGGTTTTGAAATGGTATATGCAGGAAGTACTACACCTGTTCCTGAAAGTGAGCAACCAATTCTTTGTGTAGATGAGGGAAATACTGTAGAATGTGTTAAATTAATTTGTGAGGATATATTACCAATACCTAACGAACCATTAGAACCTTCTTTTGAATCTAGCGGTTTATGGAAACATAATGTACGTTGTGATCTATTTAATAATTATTATGATATACAATATCCTTGGGAAATAGAAATAATTGAATCTGTAGGTCAAGAAGTTAATACTATAAGAAGTATTGAATATCAACTTGAATCATATTTATATAGAGCAAAATATGATGAAGAGGGCTGTATAATAAATTCTGCATGTGAAGATAGATGGCATGATTTAAAATATAATTTTGATGAAGCTATTGTTTATAATTCAGAACAAAACTCAGGATTACTAACACTTATACAACAAAATACTAATGTAAATGATATTGTACAATACCCAATAATAGGTGAAGCTGATATACAAATACTGTATACTAAAGTAGAACAAAAATATAGATTTGATCAATTCTGGGATAATACAAGGAATAGAAATAACGCATTTCAATCTATGTTTATTACACAATTAAATGGTTATATTAAAGATTTAAATGCTGCTTATTTAGATTATGATAAACCACAATTAGAACGTAAAAAGTTTAGACATTATGTAAATAATTTAATTCTAAGAAAGAAGGTTATTTATGAAGAAACAAATTTAGATGCTATTACCGTATATCCGGATGGTAAACCGCATACAAGAAAAATGTTACTTAAATTAGTTAATACAAAAATAAACTTATCACATAGATAATGAATAATAAATATTATATAGATAATAGTGATATACATGGTAAAGGAGCTTTTGCTTCTAAAAATTATGCTATAGGTGATAATGTAGGAAAGCTTCATAAAATTCTTAAACTTGGTGAAGAATATAAATGGACAGAGTTAGGTAGAATGTATAATCATTCAGAAGAACCTAATACTAAAAATGTTTTAGAGGGAGATACAAGATATATGGTTGCACTTAAACCTATTAAAATGGGTGAAGAATTAACTAGTGATTATAGATTACAACCAGATATGGAACAGCCTGAGCAATGGACAGGAAGTGAAGATTCTGAAAGTGATTTTGGTGATATACCTAAAGCACAATTTGGAGGAATAGTTAAAGGTTTTAAAAATCTATTTAAAAAAGGAGCAAAGAATGCACCACAGATTATAAAAAATACAATAAAACAAAATAATAAATACTCTGTTAGACAAGGTTTAGATCTTAATAAATCTCTCCCTAATAAACAATTAACATTCAAACAAAAAGAGTTTTACCGTGGACATAAAGATCCTAATCTTAATCTTAAAGATATGACATCTCATCCAACAGGTACAACAAATTTTCAATTTGAAAATATATCTCCAATTACAGGTAAATCTAATTTAAACATACCAAAGCCAAATAATGCTTTATGGTTTACTCCTCAAAAGGGTATAGCAAAAAAGTTACATGAGTATACATCTAAAGCAACTTTAGATATTAAGAATCCATTTTATATGACTACTAGAACTGGAAACAGAGAATGGAGTTTTGCTGAAATGCAAAAATTAATAGATGATGGTTATGATGCTATTATAATGAACACTAAAAAATCTAATCCTGAAAACTGGTGGAACGCAAGTGAAATAATACCTCTAGATAAAAATAT